CGGGCATTGCAAATGAAGTACCAGCCTAAGCCGCCTGGCTCACCGCCTGGTGGATCGTCTACCCTGATCTCAAGGGCCGGTTCTCCTGAGTTCGTAAGAGCTAGGAAGCAGTTGTCTGGCCCTAAGGGTATTGATCCCCTTACTGGCAAGAAGGTCTTTGTACCTAAGGGTGAGGACTTTGTTGACCCAACAACAGGCAAGGTAAGGTCGCCTAAGCAACGGTCTACGAAGCTGGCAGAAGCAGGTACTCCTGAAGCAGTGTTCAAGCTGACATCAGGCGGTAGTGTCACAAACCCTGGCACTAAGATCGAAGCCACCTATGCCAATCACAGCATCAGGATGAAGGAACTGGCAGACCTGGCAAGGAAGGAAGCTGTCGCTACAAAGTTTGACAAAGCCGACCCTGTCCAAGCAAAGGCCTTTGACCAAGAGGTGAAGTCGCTCAATGCCAAGTTGTCAGAGGCAATTGCTAATAGACCCCTAGAGAGACAGGCTCAGGTCTACGCCAACGAAACTTTAAATGCGAAGAAGGCCGACTACCCCGACATGGACGAAAGCCAACAGAAGCGCATTAAGTTTCAAGCCCTTCAACAGGCACGTGCTAGAACCGGTGCCGAGAGACAGCAGGTGGAGATCACACCACAGGAGTGGGCAGCAATCCAAGCTAGGGCAATCAGTCCTAGTAAGCTAACCACCATCCTGGACAACGCAGACATCGAGAAGGTCAAGACCTTAGCTACACCAAGACAGTCCATGCTGATGGATTCAGGTAATCTAGCTAGAGCTAAGACCCTCACCGCTAGTGGTAACTATACACAAGCAGAGGTAGCTCAAGCACTTGGTGTATCACTCACCACACTCAAGAACTCATTGAAGGAAGGAGGATGATGATGTGGTTAGTATGATCACTACATCTGATAATCCTTTCGATCCTTTCGATGAACCAGATCAATGGTTCAACTGGGACATGGTCAGAGGTTACAACACACCCGGACTACTAGCTCGGATACTAGTAACTTCAGATCAGTTGAGTGATGCAGACCAGGAAGCGGACCGCGAGAACGCTATAGATCGACTCGTCGAACTGAATCCGAATGGAATGCTTGTCAAGGTGACAAGGGAATGACACAACGATAAGGGGGGGAGGGTCACGCAAAACTGACCCCCCCTCTTTATCGCCGCCCTCCTGAAAAATTCCCCGGAGGAAAATCCCCGGAGGACAAAGTGGTTTTAGGTATTGGGAAAGTGAGGTTGGGATGGGGAAATCTTTCCGCATGGTACATGCAAGTGGCAACACTTTCATGAGTTTGGCGAAAACGCAGTCTGACGTCGGCCAGCTGGTCGACTTGAAGCCTGCGCCGTTGTGGATCAATCTGACTGAGACGGCCGAAGAGGAAACGATTCGTGCCATCCGTGCCGAGATCATCAAGAAGGGTGCGCCCTACAACTTGTTGAATCCGGACAACGGCGACATCTCTTTCTTGATCCACCACGATGCTCGCATCAAGGATCACATCGGTCGTCTGGCGATTCCGCAGAAGCATGCGCCTGCCGCAGAGGGCGGACACGGTCCTCGGTACAACAGCTCTGTCGCTCTCGAGTGGCAGGAAGAGATCATCTGGGCCAACGGATGTCACTTCGTGACGTTCAAGACCAAGGGCGGTACTCGTGGTGATCAGCAGGTCACGCAGGCCAATCTCATGGGCAAGGCGATGTCGCACCAGGCCAAGGGTCGTGTGCTATCTGTCGGGTCTGGCGATCTCAACGGCCAGCTCCCGAACCGAGCAGACCTTCAGGCTGTGTTCGACAAGTGGCGAATGACCACGACAGCCGAAGAGACCGGTAACCACACCGGCACGCACGACAACGCGCGTATCGACTACGCGTGGACAATGGACAAGGATCGCCGCCTCTCGGTCGAGAAGATGCGGGTCTTGAAGACCCAGGCCTTCAACTCAGACCATGATCCGGTGGTTGTTGATCTGACCATCAGAGACTGAAGGAGGTGTCATGGCGGCAGCCGAAACCTCGGGAATACCGAAGAAGCGGGGCCGTCCTGCCAGCACTCCCGAGGATCGAGAAAAGCAGCTTCAGAACAAGGCGTTCGATCTTGCCGAGAAGCAGCTGGACAACGGAACAGCATCGTCTCAGGTTATTTCAATGCTACTCAAGGGTGGCGGAGTACGTGAGCAGATGGAACGTGAAAAGATCGAGACAGAGAACCGTCTCTTGCGAGCTCGGATCGACGGTATGGAAGCAGCAGCCAGAATGACCGCCTCTATCGAAGAGGCGCTTGAAGCCTTCAGGACCTACTCAGGTGAAAGCACAGATGAGCCAGAGGACTAGGTCATATTCCGAGCTAATCACCTACGACACCTTCGAGGAACGCTATCGTTACCTGCGTCTTCAGGGTGTCGTAGGTGATCGCACATTCGGTTGGGAGCGATTCGCCAACCAGAAGTTCTACACAAGCTACGAGTGGAAGCGCGCTCGTCGCGATGTGATTGTCCGGGATCTAGGTTGCGATCTCGGCGTTGAAGGGTATGACCTGCACTCAGGAATCATCGTTCATCACATGAATCCTATGCAGGCGGCCGACCTTTCAGCTGGGGATCCCAAGATCCTCGACCTAGAGCAGCTAATCTGCTGCTCTCTCAAGACACACAACGCCATACACTACGGCGACGAAGAGCAACTTCCCCGGCTCTTCGCTGAACGTACGCCTGGCGACACCACATTGTGGTAAGAGGAGGATGACATGCGTACACCAAGACAGGCCGTTCGAGCGGCACTTGACACAGTCAACAACGTTCCGCGTACTTGTCAGTTCGTTGTTCGAGGTTGGCTCGATGCCCCATCAGCAGGAGACTTCGATGGTGACGGTGCAGCTGACGCTGAGGATGGGTGGAAGAAGGAGCCCATCTCAGCCCGACGAAATGACCGAAACCCTCCTGAGGGCTTTCCCGTTTATTACAGCGGAGGTTCGCAGGACAACGGGCACCGTGCACTCAGTCTCGGTGACGGGAAGATCCGCAGCACTGATGCTCCTACCGTTGGTCACGTTTCTACTGTACCGCTGGACTGGCCGGAGAAGAACTGGGGCCTGAAGTACGTCGGATGGTCTACGACCATGGACGGCGTCCCGATTCCTGTTCCGGTAGTTCCGCCGAAGTCGGCGTTCAAGCCGCCCACGCATGTGTCAATCGCTCGTCGTCATCTCAAGGCCGCTCTCAAGAGAGCCCTCCGGAAGAAGAACACCAAGCGAGCTGCCCTCATTCGAGAGATGCTTGCTGTAGATCTCGACCGCTGATCCAACAGGCATAATCAAAAGTGGATTCGAGGAGGTGAGACCATGACATACCAAGTCGATCGCACTGCGCAGCTCGAGGAGGCCACAAAGCGGAGCCGTTTCGGATCCGTGGCTTCTCTGCGAGCCAAGGGTGTGCCTTTGAAGCAGCACAATTCGAAGGAAACGCCCAAGAAGGCGGAGAAGAAGACCGAAGCTCCAGCCAAGAAGGCTGAGACGACGGCCAAGAAGACCGCCGCAAAGTCCCCCGCCAAGAAGGCGGCCAAGAAGTCCTAGAGGAGGTGTGACCATGCCCGAGGTACTGGATAGCATTCTGCTGAGCATCAAGAAGCTGAACAACCTGCCGCCTGAGTACTTGGCATTCGACAACGATTTCGTCATGTACATCAACGACGCCTTCTTCAATCTCAGCCAATTGGGTATTGGTCCCTCGGGAGGCTTCAGGGTTGAGGACGAGAACGACGAGTGGGATGACTACATGGACGCGAGTCATATTCGCGACGGAGTCAAGACCTACGTCGGACTTTACGTTCGGCTTTTGTTCGACCCGCCCGCTACTTCATTCACGCAACAGATGATGAAGGAGCAGCTGGACGAGAAGGCCTGGCGTCTAAAGGCAGCACAAGAGGATCTGGATAGTGAGGAGATCGCGTAATGGCCACACAAGCTGACTACTACGAGGTCTACGACCTCGAATTCGTGACGGGAGACTACTACTACCGTCGCATCTTGTTCGAGGATCCCGATCCTGATTCCCCGGATCCCGAAAACCCGGTCATGGTCCCTCGCGACTGGACTGGGTGGACTGCGCGCGCACAGATCCGGGCTAACACCAAGCGTGAGACTGAGATCACGGCTGTGATCGATATTACGCTTGGTGAAGATTCCCCCCAGGATGGGTTCGTGATTCTCGAGCTCCAGGAAGAAGAGTCCGCCAAGTGCCTCAAGGCCGGCGGATGGGACCTCGAGATCACGAACCCCTCTGGGAAGCCTGAAACAGTCATGGGTGGCAAGGTTCTCCCGTTCGGAGACTACACACATGACTAGGATTACGATTTTTGAAGATGACGGAGAGGTTGTCCTCGAGAGAGTTCCTGTTGAGTACAACCTAACGGTCGACATGGGGCGCGGTCCGCAAGGTATCGCGGGACCGAAGGGTGACAAGGGTGACACTGGAGACACCGGTTCCACTGGGGCAACAGGGGACACCGGTCCTGAGGGACCTACCGGGCCTACCGGTCCCACCGGAGACCAGGGAGAAACTGGACCGGCTGGAGCGGATGGAGCGGATGGTCCTGCTGGGGCTGATGGAGCACCAGGCCCGAAGGGAGATACCGGAGACACTGGTCCTACTGGACCCACAGGACCTACTGGACCTGCTGGAGCTAAGGGAGACAAGGGAGATACCGGATCTACCGGAGCAACCGGACCCAAGGGTGATACTGGAGACACTGGTCCTGCTGGCCCAACGGGAGCTACCGGATCCGCCGGGGCAGCCGGTGCCACAGGCCCAACCGGCGCAACTGGATCCACAGGACCAACCGGAGCTGACGGGTCGAAGTGGATCACGGGATCGACTGTTCCTTCAAGTGGGACGGGAGTAAACGGTGATTACTACCTTCGCTCAAACGGCGACTACTACGGTCCTAAGACAGCTGGTGCTTGGGGTTCCGTCGTTGGGAGTCTGCTTGGCCCGACGGGTCCCACCGGCCCAACAGGGGCTACTGGCTCTGCTGGAGCTACTGGAGCCACCGGATCGACTGGTCCGACGGGCTCAGCAGGGGCTGCCGGATCGAAGTGGTGGACAGGGAGCGGCGTACCATCCGGAGGAACGGGTGTAGACGGCGACTACTACCTTCGCTCAAACGGTGACTACTACGGTCCGAAGACTTCTGGAGCCTGGGGATCTGTCTCTGGATCTCTGCTTGGTCCGACTGGCGCTACAGGAGCCACGGGAAGCACCGGCGCAACGGGTTCTACTGGTGCCACAGGGCCTGCTGGGCCGTCGACTCTGACGGAACAGACGGCAGCATCTGTATCTACTCCTTCTGCGGGTAGTCAGACGCTGTTCATCGACAGTGCGGACCACACGCTCAAGAGGAAGAACTCCGCTGGTCAGATCATTCCGATGGACACCGGAGTGATTGTCCCTGTGTCGGGTCAGTACTACGGACCAAGAGGCACAACTGTGACAATTCGAACTCTGGTGGCTGGTTTGCTGGAGTTCGTTCCGCTGCCCATAGCTGTACCAATGTCAGTCGATCGACTCGCCGTTGAAGTCACAACTTCGAACGCGGGAGGAAACCTTAGGATGGGTCTATATCTGGCGGATCCGCTTACGGGTCTTCCTAAGACTCTTCTTCTGGATGCTGGTGTCAACGTCCTGAGCGCCACTGGAGCTCGTGAGCTTACGATTTCTCAAACACTGCCTCAGGGTCTCTACTGGATCGCGTGTTTGGCAGAGTCGTCTCTTGGCGCCACTCGAGCAATCAGTGTCGGTCTTGCAGACAACATGCTCGGTTGGCAGAACGCTACTTCAGCTGGCGCAATCAATGTGGGTCTAACTGCCACTGGTGTAGCCAGCGGTGCTCTTCCTTCGACGCCTCCGACTCTTGTCGGAAACGCCAACGTAACACGCATGTCCGTTCGATCTGTTTAGGAAGGAGGTAACACATGTCCGACAACGTTGCAGTATCAGAAAAGCCGTGGGGCGACTATACCGCAGCTGACTATACAGTTCAGCAGTGGTGTGACGCCTGCCTGATTCATCAGCACGATGGCCAGGCTACGTCAAAGGGGCAATGCAAGCTACCTGTTCGTAACCCCGACGGAACACTCAACCGTAACGGTGTTCACGCCGCCTCTGCTGCTCTCGCGGGCGCGCGAGGAGGTGTGGATGCCTCCCCCGTCGAGAAGGCCTCAGCAGCCAAGGCGCTGTTGGGGCTGTACGCGAAGCTCGGCGAGACTGCACCTGACTCGCTCAAGCATTCTGATGCTATAGACCGAGTTCTCGAACATCACGGTGTGAAGGGTCAGAAGTGGGGTGTTCGGAAAGATCTGGTAGGCCTTACCGACCTGGGTCCAGGTGGATCGATGGCTATCGGAAAAACTCGAGGGAGTGCTGAGCTAACCAAGAAGGAAATCAAGACGGTTTCTTCAGCCACCCAAGCCGTTCGCAAAGCCCTAATGGACAAGACGGGAATGATGAGTCCTAACGGCCCAATTGCTGCTTTGAACAAAGCGCATAGAGCTCAGTACAAGGACACCCCGGCGACGCCTGGCCAGCTCAAGGAGTACGACAAGAAATTCACTGCTATTGCGGAAGCACATGCGAATGCAGTGGCGCCTCCTGGAACTGTCGCACGAGTACATCTCGATGGCCCCGACATGTTCTTGTTTGTCGGTGAGAAAACGGCAGTCGAGCGTGCGATGAGTGAGTTCGCGCATGACGATCTCACAACAAAGCTCGTTGTGATACGCGACGAGACCGGCGCCATCGTCGAGATTCGACCTTCATCTCTCGAGCATTCTGACGACCCAGTGGACGATGTTCTCTCACACTTCATGGCTCGCGAGTTCAACGAGTCCATGGTGAAGCGTGGAAAGGGTGGGAAGTTCGCCAAGGTGGCTGTGAAGTCTGGCAAGCTCTCCGAGGAGGAGATCAACAAGAAGCTCGACAAGATGTGGGAAGCTTCTATGATCGAAAACATGAGGGGTCTGTGGGAAAGCAACTCTCCTCAGCTCGAAGACGCTGTGAAGCAGATGGCACTGGCAAAGGGCATCACGAATCCTGAAGATGTTTGGAAGGATCCGAAGCTGACGTCCGACGCTATGGCTGTTGCTCTGGACTACATGAACAACACCGCGATTCCGCAGTCCATTGAAGGTGTAAGTCCTTCTGGAACGCAGAAGATCGAGGTTGGTTTGAAGTCCGGCGCCGTTGCCAGACAGGGTTTGGACGCCATTTCCTACAAGGCGGTGCCGTACAACGGCGTGAACCCGCATCCAGCCACCACAGAAGAGCTTCGTAAGGAGCTTCTGAATGTCCAAAGCCTGGACAGTCAGGATTCTTCGAAGTCCGGGTTCCGTTTCAATCCGAATGCCGTTCTTGACCCCAGCAGGGTTCATGGCGTCACGCACTCGGACGACTCAGTGGACGATATTCTCGCCCATCACGGCATCAAGGGTCAGAAGTGGGGTGTGAGGCGTCAGACGGGTGCTTCTGGGCTCGTCTCGAGGATCGTCGGGAAGAAGGCGACGGACACTGCGAATCCCGGCAACAAGCCCGATGGTCTGATTCCTCGAACGGGTTCTGCCGACCAGATCCATCAAGACAGGATCCAGAAGAAGATCGACACGATTGGCATCCAGTCTCTGTCGAATGCCGAGATCCAGTCATATTCGCG